ACCAATAGCGGAGGCAACTGCAATAAACGCACCAACTACCGCGCCGCTCGGACCAAAGATAGAGGCAATCTGCGAACCCTGTTGACCAAGCACCAACATAGCATTTTGGCCAGCGCCAAGTTGCACAGCAACGTCCTGAATCTGGAAGCCAAGCTGCCCCATTACATTACGGGAAGCCCCTATTTGACGATTCATGGTAGCGCTTGCCTTGGAGGTACTGTCCATATTCCGCTGGACGGAATTGAATGCAGTTTTTGTATCGTCTTGAGCCGTTAGCCTAATTCTTACCTCTTCCGCTGTTGCCATTTTCGCTCCTTATGTGAAGGTACTGCATCCAACCTTCAAATTCCTGTTCGGTAATTTCGCCTAATTCCGAAACAGTCTTGTGCAATCGATCAGCAAGAGCATAAAGGGCGAACTCTCGTTGATCGCTTTCTAGTTTGGGGAGTCAAAGTTCCCCATCTCAGCCACAACCCTTGTAAGGATATTGGGAATATTCATATTCATCAGATGAACCTTATCATCCAGATCAAATATCTTATTCCCCTCTTTATCCTCTGCTTTCAAGATGAAAGCTCGAACAATAAATTCATGTTCATCAGATCCAGCCAGCTTACTCAGTTTCTTTCGGTCGTTCATGGTGAAAGGGCTTGAGTAAATGATCATCGGCTTTCTACCAGAAATCGGGTCTTTCAGCTCTTTAATCTTGATCTTCTTTCTCTCGAAAGAGTCAGAATAATCTTTCAGCGCATCAAAATATGGACTTGCCATTTGTTATCTCCGTTCAAATAACACCGCTGTTTAAGGTATGGGCAGAGCGCAACGGTACGCCTTTTCGGGAATGACCCTAGCCCACACAACCGTTTAAGCTACCGTACCCCAAGTAACAGCACCATTAGCGTCAAAGCCGAATGAAGCCTCAACCATGCCATCAAAAGAGCCAGAGACTTCAGCAGAAGTAACGATTGCGGTCAGTGTTGCGTAAGTATCGCCACTGGTTGCACCTTCTGGGTACAGATTTAGCGTAACCTCTGCGCCGATAGTCATTGCACCCTGACCGCTTGTGTCGGTTTCATCCCAATAGCAGGTCAAAGAACCATTAGCAGAGGTCAGCCCTGATTTGAAGGTACGAGCAGAGGCACCCATTGCCGTATCTTCGATAGTCTCTGCGCTCTCGCTCAATGACCAATTGCGAACCTCGGCAACCGTATTTGAGCCAATCTTTACTACTCCCTCGGAGCCAGCGTGTGTAGCCATTTTCTATTTCCTCTTCTACGTTAAAAAATAGGGCTATACCGCCCCTCTGGTATATTCATATCGAATTCTAATAGTCATAGTAATACCGCCGATTGGTTGAAGCTGTCCCTCATCAGTGGAAACGTCAACAACCTGCGTATCTAGCGCATTACCGCCTCTAGTGCGATCAGTGTCTAGCTCATTCTCAATCGCCTCAATCAATTGGTTTCGCGCAGTATCAATTGTTGCCCCCTTCACAAAACCAACGATTCGATAATCAATAGAACCGAATCTAGTTACATCAGAACCGCCGATAGTGGCATCCTCTCTCAGTTCATCCCCTGTCTGAATCCATGCAGCTGGGAATTGAGCATTGGAGAGCCGATCATATTCAAACGGCTCTCTAGTAATCTTTTTCAAGTCAACTGGTGAAGTCATAGCGTCAAGTGTAGCGATGATATTTGAAGCTATCTTCTCTCTAACGCTCATCGCACTTTCACCTTAAACAAACGCCCAAATTGTCGAGCAAAATCCCTGCCAACCTCAGATTGCTCCATACTTGATAACCCCCACCACTTGCGTTGTTTATCTGTATAAAACACCTTCTTTTTCTCTGCCGCTCTCGCTGGCCTGATCTCGCTTTCAATACGCCTACCGTATATCTTTGAATTAAATGGCGTGATACTCCCTAGCATATTGCCTGTGAAATTCAGATCTACAAAATTGGCCTGCCTGCCTTTCTTCTGCCTATATCTGGCGTAACTATCGCTATACGGCCTCATCATGCCAGCAAGACCACCGCCAGACTGAACCCTATCTACCAACTCATTAGAAGCATTTGCCGTTGCTCGATCCATTGCCTGTTTAGCAATGCGCGGAGTCTCCTTGATAGCTCTTGAGAGCAGCGCATTTACTTTCTTGGTATCAATGGTTACGTTCAACGAAAAAGCCGCCCATGATGGATAGGCTGTTTCTCTGAAATTGAGATTGCACTATCCTCGTTGGCATCGTACTCAACACCGTCACCCAACACACCATAAAACTCATCGTTGTACATGGTTTTATAGAAGCTGATCATCTCAAGAAAACGATCACCCTCTTGCCATGTAGATAACTGAGGAAGCGCGTACTTCCAAAGCACCAAATAAGCAGCAGCACGGGTAAACTGCGATTCTGTCAGTAGAGTAGCATCCATCTCATTACTGTAACCAGTTTTAGGAAACCACTCTCTACGCAATCTGCGCTCAATATCCGATTGAGCTTTTGCGTGTTCCGATGTGAAAGCAGTAATGCCTAAGCTTAGGATGTCAGGCTGAATTGCTGTGAGATCGCTGTCAGATGACATTGCCATTATATAATGCTCCGGTAAGAAAAGAGGGGGCTTTTACACCCCCTCTAATCATTCAGGGATCAAAGTCCAGCGTCGAAGTACATCTCAACACCAGCGCCATCCTGCAACTCACCTACACCGTAAGCAGCAGTAGCATTCAGCTCCCAGCCACGGATTGAAGCATCGCGCTGTGGCTCAATATTGATGTCCCACTTAACAGCAAGACCAAGAGCCTCTGGCAAGAATACCGCACCCTTAGCGTCACCAGAGCCATCAACAGTGATGTTGCTAGACTCAAAGACGTTAACGCCAGCCAAAGTACCAACATAACCACGGCGCATAGCCTCGTTCTGCAACTCGCCACCGTTAGGATTAGCGAAGGTGTTAGTCATGTTAGCCTTCAACTGGTAAGCAGTGTAAGGGTGGACAACCATGTTAGGCGCACCAGCATAACCGTTTGCACGAATAGTCGCAGCAGCCTTGAACACGTCAGCAGCAGTGATCTCCTGAGTGGTAGCACCGAGAGAGCTTGAGAAGCCATCGAACAGACCAATCAAATCCTGATCCATCTTCTTAGCTACAGCCTCACCGAGTACGCGACCCAGATCACCAGCAACGTCACGGGCAGTAGACTGAGCCATCAGGTCAGTCAGTACAGCCTGAACACCAACCTCAGCAGCAGTGATAGTCACGCTAGAGGTGCTGATTGCAGTTGAACTCATATCAGTACCCTCAGTCAGCGCAGCAGCACTTGGCTCAGAGTAGATAGGAACCTGCAAAGTGGTTGATGGATCGTTGCTCATGTCATAGACAGTCACGAGGTTACGAACCAGTGATTGTTCCTGAGCAGTGAAAATAGCCTCTTTTACGATATTCGCAAAGAGATCGTCCAAAGTAGAAGTAGTAGATGCAGCCATCTTTATATCCTCGTGATAGTTAGTAAAAAATTAACTTGGCGTAACAAACGCCTTACCAACCGCGCCCCGACCAACTGACTTGCGATGTTCGCGGTATTCGTCCATAGTCATATCAGCCACCGATTTTTGCTTCGGAGTAGAGCCGCCAGCATTTCCGGTTGATCCGGTTCCTCCCACACTTGCCTTCACAAAATGCGGGTTTGCTGTGAGGAATTCAGCGACTAAATCACTAGGTTTCATTAGATCACCAGTTTCACTATAGCGAGGGTTCCCATTTGTGTCAACTACCTCGGCTACACCCTCACCATTTAGCCGTACCTGACTGGAAAGTAAAGAAGAAACCTGATCTGGGGCAACTGCTCCATTAGTAGATGCAGCAGTCAACAATGCGCCATCAACCTCACGCTTCTGGATTTGGTTACGCAACTGGCTTATCTCTGCGTCTTTCTTCTCAACTGTAGACTTCAAGATATTATCGAACTCGCCCCGCTGTTTCTGTGCTTCCAGTTCGCTTGCCTCTTTATCTTGTTGCCATTGTTTATATGCTTCAACATCAACACCAGAATATTTAGACTCAATCTTTTTGCGCTCACGCTTCAAGCGATCTGCAACAATCTTGTCTACTTGCTCTTGGTTGAATGTTACTGCTTGCTCCTCACCGCCCTGATTTTCAGTCTCAGTAGACTCCTGATTTTCGTCAGTCATTACAGCTCCTCTTTCGAGTCGTTAAAAACTATTCAAAAACTGGTCGCCACCTATGCCGGCAGTTATAGCCGCCACGGACAACAAAGGGATCACCTTCTGCTTTACCGTCCCACTCCTTCGACCAGTCCTCTCTAATCTCCTCCTCGGTCATAACCATATCTATGTGGTTACGACACCATTTGCGGGTAGTCGTTATTGATGTTCCGGTATATTTCCATTTCTCTGCGCCTGTATCTTCCCCAAACTTACGTAGCAGGGTAGCATCAAACTGAGAGAGAGTATCATGCACCATTTGACCTGCGTGGCGCTTAAGCCTCTTATCTAATGCGTCTTGCAGGGACAACACCAAATCCGCAGTATTCCCACCTGTGACGGTTGAAGTATAGAGAATATCGGATAGCTCCTCGATTGCGGTATTGGCTTGCGCTTGAAACCCCTGAAAGCTGATCTTCTGCAGTTGCTGGATAACCTCTTTGTCTGCTTGCTTGAGATCCAGTGGTACATCAAGCTCACCAAATAGCTTGGTAATAGAATCAACGGCCTCCTGATACTCCACAATAGAGAGATTAGCAGCAGACAGATACTCTTCCGTGAAAATCTTGGATAGCTCTTTGCGTAACTGAATGGCAAAACGGGCATCGTACAGTCTACCTCCTCTTGTTGGGGCATCATTCGCAGCCCTTACCACCTCACGCTCCAGCCGCTTGATAGCCCTCAATAGACGCGCCTCATGCTTATCGCCTAGCGACTCTATCAGCTTGTCATGCCTGTCTGCCACTACTCACCAACGACGATGGGGAAGGTGCCGATGGGTGCTGCAGCGTCAATCTCATCCATAACCGTCTGCATTTCTTCCTCACCAACCACAAGAGAGGCAATTTGCTTGTCTACAGTCTGCGCGAATGTTTGAGAATTTACCCCACTGGCTTTAGCGGCCTGCAAGTATTCAAGATCAGCAGAATAATCCCGAATATCGAACGTGTCAGGATAATCAACCTCAATCTCATAATCTGTACCCTGCCACTCGTTGAACAACTCCCAAATCTGCTCCTCTGCCAACTCAAGCAAATCGGCCTTTTCACTCAATCGAGTATTAAGCAACTGGAACTCCGTTTGCAAAGCAACACCACTCTTGGCCTGTGTATCTGTAGCGCGTACTCCTCCCATGTGAGAAATACGATTGATGGACTCGGTTTTCGCATCGATAGACTCCATCACGCCAGAAAGGGAAGAGGCATTAGGCTGTAATAGGAATGGCTTTAGCCCGGACTCCATATCGTCAGGCATAGTCACCAAGCCACCAGCACCGGCAGAAGCATCGGTTGATTCAGTCAACGCTAAGGATGGGTGGTTAGAGATTCGGATCAATTGCTCAACTTCTGATAGCTCTGAATAGATAGCTTTCTGGAAGTCTGCAACGTCTGAAATATCAGAAACACCAATACCGCGAATTGGTGAGCGTGAGGCGTACAGGGTTACAGCAGGGATTCGACCAAGCGGGTTATCCATCTGCTCAACCACAACAACATCGTTGCCATCATCCTCATAAACAGTGATCGTGTCGTTCTCCCAGATACGAACTACCTGAGTTTTCCCGCTAACAGATTCACGAATCTTGAGCATGGTTAGCTTATAGCGACCCGAAACAGTACGCTCGTATTTCCAATCCAGCACGTTTTCTGGAGTAATCAAAGTCAGATAGGGGCGCAGCCCTTGGTCGATTTCATCCTGACGGGTTTCAGCAACCGATTCAGGCTTATCAACGACAATCCAACAGTGACCATATACCGAAGCCCATGCCCCCGCCTCTCGCATGAACGCATTGAATGAACGCCCATCTAGATCGGCGTCTTTCATAAAGTCAGCGATTACCTGATCTTCTGGTAGCACACGGGTCGGAGGTACGCGCCAAATGAACGAGTTATAAATCTGAACAATGTTCTTGCAATGGTTGTCGCAAGGCGTTGAGCTAATACGCTTTTCGTACTCAGTCGTGTCCTCGTTGATATATGCTGTCAGGTAATTACCATCAGCATAATCCTTGCCGCCCATGTATGATCGAAGGTAAAACTCCCATCGATCAGCGTTTGCATCATAGATGACGTTGGTACTCAACAATTCTTTACTTTCCACTATGTCCACCTTTTCGGTTGGTTGATTGGGCGCTTCAATTTAATAGGGAATTGCCGCACAACAAAGTACCCACCAGCGTCAATGGGGTGATCTAAACCGCTGCTCTTGTCAGGTTCGCCATTCTTGTCATAGGCTTGCTGCTCCAATGATAGCGCATAAGTCGGGCAACGCTCAACATTTACGAAATACACTATATTTCCATCAGGATCAAGTAAGGCGCGATTGAATGCAGCAACCCTATCTTTTACGAAGCCGTTACGCCTTGGTGCATTGACCGTGAACCCTGCGCCTTTAAGCTGCTTAATATCTGAGTCGCTGGCATTGGTGGACTTTGTATTCTTACCGCTAGCGTCAGGATAGATAATAATTGATCGACTTGGGTATAGGTTCTGAATGGTCTGGATCATTGATGGAGTGTCTTTACCGCCCAGCAATTCATTGACAGCATAAGCCTTGCCATTCCTTACTACATGAACAATCGCCGCCATGTTGTGTACATTAAAATCCATCCCGATATGTAGCGGCTCTCTATCATTTTCTACAATATCCGTATTATTTAGCTCTCGATCAAAGTTAGGATATACGCTACCACTGGTCATATTGACAAACTCACCCTCAAGGTAAGCATCAAGCAACTGAGCAGGGTATGTTTCCCTCAGTAGATCAACGTAATCCTCTGGAAGATGCGGATTAGAGTAAGTTGGTGCCTTGATAATCGCATAGCTTTCCGTTTTCTCTTTAACCCACTTTTCATAGACGAACCTGTACCCTTCTGGCGTGGTTCCGACTGCAACCGTGTTTTGCCCATCTTTCTTCTGTCTGTTTCTCGCTATTATCCGGTTCCAGCAATCCCGCGCCTTGTCGGTTGGCAGGGTATCAAGCTCGTCAACCATTGAGTCTGTAACCTCATACCCCACGATCCGATCAGGGTTATCCATAGTGCGGAAGATGATCTGTTTACCATTGACCTCAATAATATGGTCGGCCTTATTCAGCTTGTATGGCACACCTAGATTATCCAGCACCTCAGTGAAGCGAGGATAGGCAATCGTCTTGATGAGCGGATAGGTCGGCAGGTAATAAGCAATATTTCCACCCTTACCGAATATCAATCTCATAGTGCGAAGAATTAACGCATGGGATTTACCAGCACCATACCCTGCTACCATTGCAGGATAGGGAGCATTGGAATTGACTAGCGCGGCTTGTGGTTTAGTCGCTATCGCTCGGATCTTCATCAGCTACAACCTCAAAGCCTGTGATTGTATGCTCGTTCTTCACTTCCTGTTTATCAGTCCAGCCGAGAATGTTCTTTGCAACGAAGATAGCGCCACTAGAATAAACCTCCCTATTCATCAGGTGGTTGGTCATGTGCCTAACTTGTTGATCCGCACCGCTATTTAGGGCGTTGGAAAATTCTTTATGCTTCTTTGCCCATTCGTAAATGGTTGTTTTGTTTACGCCTAACGCAACAGCCAGCCCCTCTTTGGTGGGGAATACGTCATGATATAGGTGGGGACTAGCGAAATACTCCCTCACCTTTGGCAATAAGTCTTTGTGATACTTTGTAGGTCTACCAGCAGCCATTGTTTACTCCGTCAATGTAACGTGAGTATTATGGTATCACCTTATACTGATTCTAGCCAACCAAATAATCCAGCAGTTACCGTTGCAGCCTTATCACTGGTGGCTTCAAAGCTCACGATCTGACCTGCGCCAACAGGGAAGGGAGAGTCTAGCTGTATTACTTGAGAGCTATCCTGCAGTGCAATACCAGCCTGTGGGTAAGTTATAGCGTCCTCGGTTGAGTCGATACCGTTAATAGCAGTAGTGACCAGATTGATAGTTACTGCAGCGTCAGCAGTACCAGAAGAAGCTCCAGCGTATAACGCTGAGATCATCAGACGCTTACCTGTAGGCACTCGCTTAGAGACATTGGTTGAACGTCTAGCGCCTGCAGCAATGTAGCCGTATGTAGTGCCGCCATTGGTTACAGAGATATTGCCTGCTGCCTTGCCGCCAGAGCCTAGTGACTTTGCATAAATTTCATTGATGAATCGAATATCTGTAGCTGCAGTTGTAACGGTAGTGGTTCCGTCAAGGTCTACAGTCTCGGTCTGCTCATTCAGAGCACCATCAAGGTAATGAATCTCTATCTGCTGAATGCCCGTATCTGTTAAATCATCATTAGCGGATGAGGAGGCAACGATCATCTGAACCCCCGCTTCTGCTGGAACCTGTAAAGCAGGCGAGCCAGCATTAGCCCAAACGATATGGTCAGTTACTGCTCCACCTGTTGCAATCTTCCCAAATGATGAGAAAGTGGAGCCACCGAAAACTACCCCCCTTGGAATGTCGCGGAGGTATGAAACATGATCGGTCTTTTCAAACTGATAGTCTGGCATTGTTATATTCTCTCATAAATCAATACCTTAATCAATAACCTGCAAATCTACCTG